GATTGAAGATCGAGACAGGACTTAACATACATACCATGGGCATGACCGCCATACATGGGTGTTGCAACAAATAGTTTGTTTTTGCGCAACTGTTCAACAGATACTTCTAACTGCATAATTATTCACTCCAGTTGTAAAATTTTCTAATATTGTCAATAATCTTAGACTGATCATCGAGATTTTCGTTGACCATTGTCTCTATATAGTCCATGAGAGTCAACGACCCCATGATATTCGAGATTTTAGTCTTACGAGAATTCTTAAATTTGTCATCTTGATCATCTTTGCGATCAATGTGACGTTGATCTAGTGTACTATCTTTGACTTTAAGAATCAACACTTTAAACGAATCAGGAAATGCTGCTGACAATTGATCCAGCATTTTACCATTGAACAAACGATCGCCTTCGAAGATTACGTTCACATTTGCATTTCCATAATCTAATTCCATGAAGAACTTCTCAGCATCTGGCTGAACCGCCATTGACAAACGATCGGTTCCCTGAAACACATTACCATCATTTGCATATTTGCCAAGAATATACAGATTTAATTTTTCTGAATACATGGCATCAAGAAGTTTCTGTGGCTTAACTGTTTTCCAATCATCAGCCATTGAAATCAACTTGAACATTAAAGTGGTTTTGCCAGTTGCTGGTTCGCCACCCATCGCAATCACTTTTACCATAATGCCTCCAAACCTTCCTTCACTGGATGCTCATCATCGAACATCCAATCCATTCGCTCTATTCTACCTGTTCTCAAGAAGTAAGTAAACTTTTCTTTGTTGATCTTATTTCTTGGAGCAAGTCTGAGATCTAGAGTTTCATTTCTTGCTTGCCACAAAACATTCCATTCAATACCAGTCCAACCATCACCTTCTGCTTGAGTGATTTCTTCAGATTGACGATCAAGGTAATAACCAAGATAACGTCCATGATGTTCACGAAAGATTTTCTTGAATGAGCAAAGGCAAGTCTCCATCGTAAAGAAATCGATTTGATTTCTCAATTCTGGGAATCGAGATCTGGTTTCCTCAAGAATGTCCTTGGCAGCATCTTCAAGGTCTGCGCATTCTGATACAGTGAGTTTCGAATCATATTTGTCGTCTTGCCCGAGGGCGAGATGCAAACCATTACGATGTGAGCGAGAGCCAGAATAGTCGTCCAGCATGAGGCTAGTAGGTACACAGTTAATGCCAGCAGTATGGCACAAATGCTGAAGATAAAACCAAGTGGAATAGCGACCAAATTTGTGAAGAGAATTTTTAAGAGTATTCCAAAGGTTGTTGAAAGATTGTTGTTCGTTGTCGCCATAATATTTTTCTAGAACCTCGCGTTGAGTTTTCTTGCCAATAAATTTTTGGTAAGATGCGAACATGGCTGGCAAGTGACCTTTGTTCCACTTTGTATCTGTTTGATACCGTAGTCTTTTATAGTTGTGACTATTCCACCATTCGATACGATCCACAGTGGCGAGTTCATAGTCTGGGAATTCATTTTTCAGAACCCATGCAGTCGGCAATTGGTAGGTGTTACCATAAAGCCATGCAAACCACAGACGTTCCTCGTCATTGTGTTCGTATCGACGGTGGAGATAGTTTGTCATCCATACCGCTGGATCGCAGTCGCCAAACTGCATCGACCACGCATACCAGCGGATGAATTGCTCACGTCTTATTTTAGTGACGTTCACTGACACAATTAAGCAGCACAGTGCATTTTATAAACAGTGTCTTTTTCTCCCTTTATGCAGGGCAACACATCAATCTCAACATTCAAATTGAGATGCTTGATTGTATCAGATGTGTCTTTAATCCACTGTTCTTTTTGCTCATGTGCATATTCTTCAGGAGTTCTGCAATGGAAAATGATCGCACCCTTATCCATGCCTTCATTCTTCATATGCCGCAAAATATAGCCAAGTGCCTTGGCATGTTCAGCTTGCTTAAATGTTGCAGTAACAACAGAATATCCACTTGCTTCTTTTTGGCGTTTGATCACAATCAGTTCACGATCAGAGTATGTTGAAATTTGCCCAACTCGAGTCGCTGCACGATTTTTTTCGTAGTTATTTACGACAGTTTTCCAAACTCCAATTGCGGCTGCGGTTGAGCCAAGAAGATCTGCGCCACCATATGTTTGAATAGCAATATCTTTGGTGCGCTCTCTGTCTTGATAATGCGAAAGATCCAAACCAATTCGATCGACTTCCTTTTCAAGATCACGAACGCAATCTTCTTTTGTGGTGGACTTTGATAAGACAAACCCCTGTGGGTTCATCTTCAACCCAAAGAGATTGAAGTTAGAATCACGTTCTTCTTCTCCACCAAATGCGTCAACAGGGAGATAGATAACAGGAACCTGTTTCCATCCACGCGCTCGGCTCACTGCTTCACGAGTGTGGTGACCATTCAGCAAACGAATAGAACCATCAGCAAGTCGTGTTGCAACAAGTGGCTTGATTTCTTGACGCGCCCTTTCAGGATGTTCTGTCATGCGACGCACAATTTCATCAACTTGGTGCTGATCAAGGGAAACACCCTTGACTTGGTTTTCAGTAAAGTTTTTTGCTTCAGCAATATCAACCATGACAGATGGATAAATTCCATTCTGTACGTCAGAAACAAGTTGATCAATCAATTCAACCCGATTGAGTTTCTTATCTGGTTTCGGAACAATCGTACCTTCGACGATTCCAATAAGACGCTGCATATCTGCTGGCTTCAACTTGACATTACCACGATGTCCATTTGAAGACAGGTGATACGAAAGTTCACTATGGCTGTTGACAAGATAGTCAATACCAAACCACTCTAAAGCAGAGATGTATTCAGATGTATCTTGGAACAGAGTTACTTTTTCGAGTTTACCTGCTGCATAATCTTCCCAAAATTCGTCAGATTGAGCAGAGGTGATGTATGAGGCTGGGTCTTTACCCTTATTATAATCCTTCATACCGATATACATCTTATGGGGAGCATTTTTTTTGCGAAAGATGTAAAGAATTGCACGCGAAGGTGCACCAACATTAGAGATAATATTCATTATGAAATTTCCTTTAGTTACCCATCGTCTGGGTTGTTTTGTTAGTCGGAATTAACTAACAGATACAAGTATACATCATTTAAATGCAAAAGTAAACAGCAATTTTAATAAACTTGCACACATCCACCTTTACCTTTTTTGTATACTGCTTTATGTATCACAGGGTCTGTCAGATCGTAGATCCCGTCAGCGAAATTCTTGCCATTAATCTTGAACATACTCAGCGAGCATCCGCTTTTCTGTTTTCCCAAGAATTTAAATCCCATAGATTCATAGAACACAACTGCATCAGGCTCGGCTGAAACGCGATAGTAACTCGTACCAAGACCTTGCGCTCTTTCGAGAGAGTCTTGCGTGAGTATTCTCGCCACACCCTTACGACGATGTTTGGCAAAAGTATGCAGCAACTGGAGATTAAAGACGTATGGAGTGCGTTTGGATCGAGTTGTGATGATTGCGCCCATCAATTCATTTGTATCCCAGCAGCCAACACAATACTGCCATTGTTCCTGCATATCTGCTTTCGCCACGAAAGTTTTGGCAAAAGCATCAGCCTTGTTCTCAGTTATATGCGCGACAAACTCATCGCGACTTGTCTCACGCAACGTCATGAAACTCGCGCTTCTTTTCTCCACGCTCTTTTGGATACTTGGTTTGTTGCCATCCATGATACTCATCCAAATTCCACTTAAATGGTGGGAATGTGAATTGATCATTCGCAAGAATCTCGCGAACTGAGGGACCCTGGTTCAATGCTGCGTCAATGAACTTTTCCACGAATCGAAACTGAGATTCCATTTCTTCGCGTTTGGTTGTTGAACGGAAGCAACGGAACTCAATTGTACCAGTATGCTTCATACAATAAGTATTGATTGCGTATCTAAACGGACGACCCATTGATACGCCATCCTTGCCAGCAGCGTGCAATTTGATGAAGTGATTGAAGTCAGTGGCAAGTTCAATAATATTGTCGCACATATACTCAGGCATTGGGCGACCACCATCAAACTTCAGATACATCTTCGCGCCTTCACATTGCTTCATCTCAGACGTTTCATGAAATTGATAACAGGCTTCAATAGTATCTTCCTGATTGTCTTGAATGTAACCGATCAATCGTTTGAGTCCAGCAATATCATCTTTCAAGCCTGGAACAAAGACATGAATATGTCCATGATTTACGCAAGAGGCTGAAGGATTGTTTCCATACTCAAGAAACATTTCTTTCAAACGAATGATACGATCAACCTGCTCTTGCCAAGTCTTAGTTGGCATCATGTTGACTTCACCACCCATCCATGGCTCTTTACCGAGTGGATCGCATGCACGATATTGGAATGGTGGATGAATATTGACAATGTCAGTTTCAGCATATTCCCATTTACCGAGAGTCGGGGGAATAGTCATACGACGATCAATATCACCCCATTCGATCTCAGCACCATATGTAAACGTTGATTTATCGTACATGCTGTAAGTCCTTTGCGTCGTCAATCAAAACAAAATTCTTTTGAAAGATACCTTTACCGATTGTAGTGTAACAATTCATACCAATCTCAACTGAGTCTTTTAGATCAGCGCGAACAGCAATATCTTTCGTTGAAGTAATTATACCGCCATTTGGCAAAGAAGTAAAGTAAATTGGACGCTTTCCGTTGCGATAGAAACGCAACTTCTTTTCTTTGTACAACTCAACAACAGCCATTGAAGCATTTGAAAATTCTACCAATGGAGACCTCTTTGCATCAAGAGTATGAAGAATCAACTCACTGTCGTTTCTGGTTTTGCATTTATAACCATAGAGACGCTCCCAGTTCTCTGGCATCTCGTGCGTGATCACACCCATATGTACAATAGAAATATTTTAATT